ATACAATAGAAGTCACATCAAGTACTGAGTTTAAAGTTACTACAATAACAAGCGGAACCACTTCAGGAAATCTTACTTTAAGTAGATTACTAAGAGGATTTAGGTATGATGATTATGTTGGATATACAGTTACAGGATCTGATGCAAATACTAATGAAATTATTTTTCAAAAGAAAGATAGTTATGGAGCAAAAACTGTAGATACAATTGCTAAAACAACAGTACCAGCTCATAGAGGTTTTGCAGTAGGTAGATTTTTAACAACAGAATTAAGATGGAATTGTTCGTGTCAGGATTTTTCTAGAAGAGACAGTTATGATTTATTTAAAAGATCAAATAATTCAAGATTTCCTGTTACTCCTATAAGAGATACAAAACCCGGAAATGTTTTACAGCCAGATGGAACGCTGAGTGATGAAAGAGATATACCTGGTACTTTTAGAGATTTAGGTTATGTAACTATAAATAATTTTTATGAACTACCAGAATATGAAGATGAAAAAGAAAATTCTTTTCAAAATTTACAATATTATCAGCTCCGTTGGTGTAAACATATTTACGCAGCTATGTGGTCGTTAGTTCATGATGAAGGTAATGAGCCATTAAAATTAGCAGCAAAATATTCTCAATCAGGAGTAAATATAACTGTAAACTTTGAAGAACATAATTTAAATAAAAACGATAAAATTCAATTAAATTTTACAAGTGGAAATGCTATTTCTGGAGAATACACAATAACTGATGTACCTGACCCAAATAGTTTTGTTGTTATTTATCCATTTGATGAAATAACAAGTGGTTATGTAACTGTTGAAAATTTAAAAAAACATGAATACGTAGGAGCATGGTTATTAGAACCTAGTGATAAACCTGTAGGCAAAGGTCTTGAATCGTGGGAAAGAAATTGGAGAAAAGAACAAGAAAAACTTAAAGAATCTGCAGAGATATTTGCTCTATATAATCGTTCAACAAAATGGGAAGGAAATAAAGAAATTATTGGTAACTTTAACAATAAACAAAAAGTAGCTAATTTTGATCCATCTGTTGTAGCTATGACATTAACAGATAGTTTAAAAAGAGATGCAAAAGGTGGATTAGATAGATCTGGAAAATCTTTAAATACAACAAATAGAATGATTGCAATGGTAAATAAATTATTTAATAAATCTCCAACAGTTCTAGATGATATAAAGTTTGGAATTATAAACAAACCTCTTATTGAATTCACTGATATTTTTGAATCAGGATTAATTAATTCAGGTGATTATATAAATGGTGAGCTTGTTGATTCTTCTGAGAACACAAGTAATCTTGATGCAAGTACTTATAATCCAGATACTAATCAGGATACAGTAGTAGATGCAGGATTATATATAAATGTAGAGAGCTAATTATGGCAGTACAAATTCAAACAAGAAGATCAAGCACAGCTCATGACAGACCTTTCCCTACACGATTAGGAACTGGTGAGTTAGCTTTAAATAATAATGATGTAAGCCCTGGATTATTTTTCGCTGATAATACAGCCTCACCAAGTACAGGATTAATAAAAGTAGGTCCTGTGCATATTGGTAATACTGCACCAAATAGTTCTGCAACTGGATTTACATCATCAAGCAAGGGTGAGACTTGGCTAGATACAGCAAGCACTCATATTTTTAAAATTTTTGATGGAACATCATTTCAATCTGTAAAAGCAGTAGCATCAGTATCTTCTGGACAACCTGCTAATCCAGTTGATGGACAATTACATTGGGATACATCTGGTGGTGGTAGTGGGGTATTAAAAATATATCTATCTTCCAGTTCTGCTTGGGTTAATGTCTAATTTGTGTGATTTAACAGATGATCTAAAATTCTATCTAATTTAGTATGTACACCTTGCATTTCTCTTAAAAAATCTTCTTTTAAAACATAATCGTGAATTACACTGTTTTTTAAATCATCTACTTCTCGTTGAATTTTATCAAATTTTCTATCTAATTTTTTATTGAAATTACCCAAAGCCCTTGATATACCAGCAAAAGCTCCGATACTTCCTGAAATAATAGCAGCTATGACTTGAGGTTCCATACTTTTATTATAATGGTAGGCACAGTTTAAAATAGATAATTATATATAATTAACATGGCAACAGGATACGAACCAAATATACAAGGAGCTATCTCTGTATTAAGAGACTTGATGGTAGCTAATAGTGTGAATATGACTCGTGAACCATACGATCCTAATTACAGAGGATTAGTGGATGCAGTTATTGATTTAAAAGAAGGGTTTACAACATTTGCTCCTGCCAAAGTTACTTTTAATGCTATTGCTTTTGAGGATATAACGGAAGGTGATGCTTTATATATGAGAACAAGTGATGGTCAAGTAGGAAAAGCTAGTGCTGCAGACGGAAGTATAGAAAATGCATTTGTAATTGGATTTGCAAATATTTCTGGTTTAGCAAATGAAACTATACAAGTTGTCGTAGCTGGTTTGAAAGAGATTTCAGGTTTAAACGCAGGGGATTTATTCTTTTTATCTCCTACAACAGCTGGTGCAATAACTGTAACTCCTCCTTCATCCGCAGGTCAAGCAGTCGTAAGAATAGGTGAAGCTGCAAGTACGACTCAATTGTCTATTCAAATTGAACCTCCAGTGAAATTAAGCTAATGTCTTATCAACCTTATCCCCCTAATGCTCAAGGTTTTACTGAGTCATTAATAGATTTAAAAACGAATTATCCAGGACAAATAACTAATAAAGTAAACGGATTTGAAGCAGAGGCTTTTGAAAATGTAGTTCAAGGTGATGCTGTTTTCTCAAGAGCTAGTGATGGAAAATTAGGAAAAGCAATAGCAAATGATACCCAAGATAAGGCAAGAGTAGTTGGTTTTGTAGAAACAACTACGTCTGCAGGTAATTTAGTCCGCTGTATTGTAGAAGGTGTTACTCCAGTAACACCGTTAGAAGCTGGTAAAAAATATTTTTTATCAGCTAATTCTGCAGGATCAATAACAAAAAATCCTCCAGTAAACTCAGGACATTATGTTACAAGAGTAGGACAAGCTGCTACTACTGCTTCATTAATAGTAAAGACAGAACCACCTGTTGAGTTAAGTTAACAATTTAGTGGGATTAAAATAAATATAAATAAGTTCTTTTGAACGAGAATCTAATCTAGATATAAGATGGCAACTAGAAAATCATTAGTGCTTGTTTCAGGGCTTTTTGAGGAGTTAGATTCATCTTCTGATAAATTAGATTTTGCTGGTAATACAACTGCAGATTTAACTGAAAATACTAATCTTTATTACACTGATACAAGATCAAGAGCTGCTGTTTCTGTAACTGATTCTGGGGGAGATGGTAGTCTTTCATATGACAATTCAACAGGAGTAATTACATATACAGGACCTTCTGCATCTGAAGTAAGAGCACATATTAGTGTGGCATCTGGATCGGGACTTACGTATAACTTTGGTACTGGAGAACTAGGGACAAGTGCAATACCTAATGCTCAACTAGCAAATTCATCTTTAACAGTAGGAAGCACTTCTATTAATTTAGGAGCTACTGCAACAACGATTGCAGGTTTATCTGCTCTTACTTCTACCACTTTGACTGCAACAACTCTAATTTCTGGAGTAGCAGACGCTGCAAATGCTATTTCTATAGCTGGTGGAAATATAACTTTTGAAGGGTCAAGTGCTGATACTGACGAAATAATATTAACAGCAGCTGATGCATCAGGTGGAGATAAAACCATAACTTTACCTAACACGACTGGAACTGTTGCATTAACTAGCGATATTGTTTATCCAGTTACTTTATCAAATTCTGTCACATTAACAAATAAAACATTAGCTCTTGGTTCTAATACAATATCTGGTACAACTGCAGAGTTCAATACTGCATTAACTGATAATTCGTTTGCTACATTAGCTGGTTCTGAAACTTTAACAAATAAAAGTCTTACTGCTCCAACTTTAACTGGGTCTTCTACTTCTGCTGGTAGCATAATTTTTAAAGAGGATACAGATAATGGAACAAATTCAGCAACACTAGTAGGACCAGCTTCTACAGCTGATGTGACAATAACATTACCGGCTGAAACAGGCACAGTATTAACATCTGCTTCTTCAATTGCTAATAGTAATCTTGCAAATAGCACAATAACTATAGGAAGTTCTTCTGTTGCATTAGGCTCCAGCCAAACTACATTTACTGGATTAGCTTCAATTACTTCAACTGCTGTAGTAACAAACGACAGTGGATTTAGAGTTAGAAATAACAGCGACAACACAAAAGTAGTCGCACTTGATTGTTCTGGAATTACAGGAAGTACAACAAGGACACTAACAATACCTGATCAGGACGGAACAATTGCTTTAGTCGGAGGCGGATCGACTGAGTTTGCAGATGATGTTTTCAGAGTTACTGACAATGGAGATTCTAGCAAAAAATTAGCTTTTGAATGTTCTGGAATTACAGGAAGTACAACAAGAACCATGACTGTCCCTGACAGTGATGGGACAATAAGTACGGAGAGTTTTGCTACCGCAATAGCAGTAGCGTTAGGATAGTATTATGGCAACTCAAGTTCAATTCAGAAGAGGAACAACAGCTGAGCACAACAATTTTAGAGGTGCTGATGGAGAAGTAACTGTAGATACTTCTATAAAAACTGTTGTAGTACATGATGCAGTAACATCAGGTGGATTCCCTTTATTAAGACAGGATGCTTCTAATTCTCAATTAGAAAGAGGTTCTACTACTAATTGTGCTTTAAAATTTGCTGGAGATTTTGATACAGGGATTATAAGTCCGGCTTCTGACGAGTTAGCTTTAGTTACTGGTGGGTCAAGTCGTCTTACAATAGATTCTAATGGAGCTGCGACCTTTACAGGTAATGTCCAAATTAATGGACAATTATCAATTACTGGTACTGTAAACTCTGAGGAAAACTTAGCACTAATTATTGCTTTAGGATAATATGGCAAACACCTTCAAAGTCGATACGAAATCAAGTTGTGTAACTGATGCACATAGCAGCACTAATGCAAATGTTTTAACAGCCGGTAGCTCTGCGACATTAGTTCTTTTGAGTATATTAGTTTCCAATAAAACAGCATCTAGTGCTGATGTAGATGTTTTTTTAGTTACTAATACAGGAGATGATGTATTTCTTTTAAGAAATGCCCCAGTGCCAGCTGGATCTTCTCTTGAATTAATTAGTGGATCGAAAGTTATTATGGAATCTAATGATATTTTAAGAGTAAGAACTGATACTGCAAGCACTCTTGATGTAGCTATAAGTTATTTAGAACAGACCTAAAATGGGATTATCAGTTAATAATGATCTTGTAACTTTATCAAATAATTTTGAAAGTCTTAAAGCGAAAGTTGAGGCTATCGAAATTATAGTTTACGGTGAAAGAGTTTTAGAACTAGATGATTCTACTTGGGAGAATATTAGAAAAAAACGAGATTATATTTTAAAATCTACAGACTGGACTGTCACTCCGGGTTGTTCTGTTGATCAGGCTCAGTGGTCTGCTTACCGACAAAACCTTAGAGATATACCTCAGACATATACTGTAATCACTGATGTAGTTTGGCCTAATCAGCCATCTACATTAGGACCTAATAGTTAGAAAGTCCCATATTTACTAAGCTTAAAATGATTAAAGAAATTAAGAAGAATTCTGGATTAATCTGCTATGCCATATATTGGAAATAATATTCGTTCTGCTGATGATTACAGATTAATTGATGATGTAAGCAGTAGTTTTAACGGAAGCACTACGAGCTTTCCTTTACAAGTTTCAGGAGTTTCTCCTTCACCTTTTCCAAAATCACCACAACAAGTTTTAATATCTGTAAATGGTGTTGTTCAGGAACCTGATCCCACTGGAACTGCAGGATTTAATATTGTCGGAAATAATATAGTTTTTAGTTCAGCACCAGCAAATGGACAGGCATTTTTTGGAATAATATATGCAACAGCTGATTATATAAATGCAGGAGGAACATTTCCTACAGGAACAAGTAATCTTCCATCTATAACTTTTACTTCAGATGTAGATACAGGATTATACAGAAAAGCATCTGGTACTGTTGGATTTGTTTCAGATGGCACTGAAGTTGGAAGTTTTGATAGCAATGGAATTAATGGTAATGCAATGAATGTAACAGGCACTGTTACTGCAAATGCTTTTTCAGGAGATGGATCGGCCTTAACGAATTTACCATCGTCAGGTGGTACGGTTGGACCAGGTACTGAACAATTATTTGTTGAAGCTGAAAATCAATTAGATGCTAGCTTTGCAACTACAACAGGTAAAAATTATATTTCTGCTGGACCGTTGACTATTGCTTCTGGTGCTGTACTTACTATTACTTCTGGCTCTACCATGACTTTCGTTTAAAAGTTATGACAAATCTAAATACAAATGAAATCGAATCTACTTCTACCAATACAAATGTAAAAGTAGAGGTAAAAGGGTCTGATGGAGGATTAGAAGTTAGAGGAGCAGGAGGAAATGATGGGGTTTTACAGCTTAACTGCAGCACACAAAGTCACGGTGTTAAATTAAAAAGTCCAGCAAATAGTGCTGGTCAAAACTACACGATGATTTTGCCTGATAATCAAATTGAAGCTGGTAAATATTTAAAGGTGAAAAGTGTAACTGGCACAGGAGCTGATGCTGTAGGGCAATTAGAATATGCAACTGTTGCAGCAGCAGATCTCTCAAACTTAGACGCAAGTAACATAACATCAGGTACTTTGTCTAGCGATAGATTTACGCTCCCAGCTTCTTCAGGAGCCGGATTAAAATTTATTCAAAAACAAACTGTCAGCTCTAATAATACTATTACTCAGATAGATTTTACATCACTAGATTCTAATTCAATGTATAAGATTGTAGGTAAACGTGTGAAAGCTAGTGCTAGTACCGTCTTACATATGCAGTGGTTAGATAATACGAGTAATCCATATTATGGTTCATTTTTAAAAAATACTACTTTTATGAATCAAAGACCAACTAATTACTATAGTCCTTATGCTCATTATATGAATAGTACTACAGTAACCAATATTAATATGGCAGCACATAGTTACAATACTCATACTCATCACGGTTTTATTGCAGATTTACATACAGGACGTGGTAATGGTTATGGTGCTCGTGCTGGTAAACCTTGGTTGATATCTATAGGTATGTATCCAGGCGCACAGCATAATGGAAAC